TTGGCTGCTGCTGTCGTACTAAAAAGGATGTACGAAGTGCTGGTGGTGCCAACAGCAACTACTTCTGCTGCGTAGTAGCTGGTGTTGTAAAAGACTCCAGTTGATGGATTTCTGCTTACGCTCAAACAGGCGGCATCATTAAATACGCCAACAAAAGCACCGTTTGATCTGCCAGCGTTATCTAAAAGAAGGCTAGATTGAGTTCCGCCTCCTATACGCACAACTTCTGATGTTTTATTTGCAGTTTCTCCAATACGCAGGGCACTAGAATCCAGCATCATTGTTTGGGTGAAGTAGATGTTCTCTGATACCGCACCGCCGTTTCCGGTTCCGCTGGAAGTGGCGGTAAACGCAGTGCCTACATTGTTGTTGGCCGCACCGAAACTGGTGTAGTTAGTACCACCAGCAGTGACAATGGTGTAAGAATTGCCGGAGGTTACGGTGGTGGTGTTAGCGGTGCCGGAGGGGGCGGTGTACCAGAGATGGCTATTTGCCGCCATCGTGTAGCGGGTGGCGTTATTTGTAGTTTGATAGATCCAATTTGTACCGTTGTAGTAGCTGTTTGCCGCAAAGTAAGCGTTCGCAGCGTCAGCAGAAAATGAGCCACCCGTGTTTACCTGCAATGTTTTTCCTATGCCGCTCCAACCACTAGGCGTCACCCCCAGACCGAGGTTGCCGCTGGAGTCGAGCAATGCCTTATCGCCACCAGAAATAGAAAAGGTTATAGTTGAACCGCCAATTGTTAGTGGCTGAAATGACGCAGCACCAGTATTGTCAACCCCCTCAATGGATGACCCAGAAGAACCGATATTAAAACGAACGCCTTTTGTCGCTCCATTAATTAGTGCTACTCTAGAATCGTTAGCGCCTGATACCTGTAACTTTCCAACAGGCGAAGTCGTCCCAATGCCCAGACCTGTGCTGGTCAGGCGCATGGCTTCGGAGTTGTTGACTCCCCAAACAAGTGGGTGATTGGTTGTAGTGCGGAACATCACACCCGCAGCGCCAATAGCATTTCCTGCTGCATCAGCAAATTGCTGATAATTGACACTACCGGCATTCAGGTTGAGTGTTGCGTAAGAGGCTGTTGCTCCGCTGTTGTTCAACGTAAGTGTTGCCGCCGAGCCATCTGTGGTGTTTCGTGTGTTCGTCAGCGTCGTCCCATCAAACGTCAGCGCAGAGCCAGTAGTAGCAACCTTAGATGCGTTGAGATAGACAACACCGTTAGCAGTACCGCCGGACAATGTAAGTGCATTAAGCGTAACGTTAGTAGAGGTGTCGTAATAGACAGACCTGCCAGCCGGATAAGCACAAAAGACATCCTTGGTCCCGGCGGAGAAGTTAACCGCCGACCCGCTGTTGGAAGATGCAAGGATCGTGTCCCGGCTGAGCGTAGTGCCTGAAGCGGTGTACGTACCAAGACCAACTTCCCACTCGTTCGCTCCCGGCAGGTTGATGGTGTAGTACGTGGTGTTAGCGTTACCAATCGCTGAGAAGCTCTGGAAGCCTGCTACCGCCCCGGCGAGGGTGATAGTCCCGGTCCCAAGAGTGGTGGTCGTTTCTCTAACACGGTCTTTGACGACAAGAGCCATACTTCACCTATACGGTAGGAATGATTGTCCAGCCTGTTCCCGGGTTAACGGTCACCTGAACCCAATTTGCATTTTGGGTGTCATCAACCGGTTCCCATAACCCCCGCCGAGCAACGCTGTCTGAGCCGGTGGCAGACTCAACAATAGTAGGCGTGGCAAACGTACCGCCAACCGTTGAAAACGGGAGTTCTGCAAACGAACCGGTTGAAAACGCCATGCCTCACCATTCTTGAATACGGTAGCCGCTATGCTGCGTCAAGACTAAATGTATACGTACAAGTTAACGTATCACCGTTTACAACGGTTTTGTCGCCGGGAGATTGAAAATCAGCCGCAGAAAATAACACCCCTGTTGTACCGCCTTTGGTGTTACTGCTGATTAAAAAAGCACCGCCTACCGTAACAGAACTGATAATGCTGTACGTTGCAGGAGAGGCTGAATTGCTAATGACTGACGGGTCAGCAGTGGAAGCGGTTCCAAACACACACTGCGGACGCGTGGTTTGAGAATAATCCGTTACTTCTACCCAGCCTGCATGAGACGAGGCTGTATCATTAGCAGCGGGATTGTTGGTCGCGCTTGTCCCATATATGCCAAGATACCACGCAGCAGTGTAATTAGATCCAGTAAAGTACTTAGTGTTCATGTCTTGCAAGCCGACATTGACTACTAAGTTATTAGATTCTGCCTGCCACTTGATAGCACCGTTTTTATCCCGGGCGGTAACTTTAAACACACCACCGGCTTTAGAACGGTCTTTCATTTTTACCCTCAGTTGCTTGAACGGATCAAAGCTGTAGTGGCTGTATTCCCCGGCATGGTGACCGTAAAGGTATTCGTACAAGTCTTGTCTGAACCAAAGTCTAAAACCGCGATAGCACGGTTTGCCTTACTCGTGTTGTACAACAAAGCACACCGAGTAGTAAATGCAGCAGGCACCCATAGTACGTTATTAAACGTCACCCACGCGGTGTATCCGCTGCTACTAATAGCCGCTCCAGTAACTACATTGCCACCGGCGGAATAACCTGTTCCGGTGATCTCGTTAGAACTTGTATAGACGGTTGTAGAAGCGTCTAAATTAGCGTCTGCCGTATAGAGCGCAAGCTTAAGCACATCTGTAGTCAGGTCGTGTATGGCCTGATACAACTCTGCTTTAAAGCTCGTGGTTTGCGTCTGGACGATCATTTAGGCTGCACTCTATAAATACCGTCACGATACGCATCCGTCCGCTGTTTGCCATCGCCCAAATTCTTGAGCAACAACAAGGATTGACCGTAGTTGTCGTTGTATACAGCAATCTGATCCGGCTCTGCTTTCAAGAACCTAGCTGCTTCAAGTATGGTTCCATTTAGCAGAGCAATATCAAAATTCTCACCCAGCCATGTAACACCGTTTGCATTCGATACAGTAGCAACTGGAATGCTAAACCCTGATCCGGTGCCGCCGATACTAGAAGCAGCACAAGAAAGCGTATTTCCAACAGCGTAAAACACACCCGGATTCTGAAGCGTTACAGACGTTACCGCCCCACCAGAAACAACAATCTTGGCCGTTGCCCCTGAACCTGAACCGCCGGTAAGCGGAACACCAAAATACGTCCCGTTGGTGTAAGACGATCCAGCAGTAATTGCACCCAATGTTGCAATAGCACTCTGAACAATAGATTCAGGATAATAGTAATAGTGAAGCTCGGTGTAATACGCTGCATCTGGAGTTGGGCCGACGATGAACGTCAACTCTGTCTCATTACTCGATTGCGGGCCGAAGATAGCATAATGCTTAGGCACACCTTTTGAGTTAGGTGCTGGATACGCTTCTCTAATAAAGTTAACGTCTTTGTTGATTAGAAAAGCGTAAGTCCCTGTATTGATATCGGGTGGTCCACCCGTTACGCCCGTAATAACCGCGATGGAATAAACAGACAAAAAGTCCGTAGGAGCCGATAGGTACTGAGTGTTAGCTGTAAACTGTCCGTAGACATTCTTACGCAGGTTTGCAGTTGGCACAGTGTTATAGATTTTCTGTTCGGCCTGCCGGACCAGCATAGCCATCTGAGCATCGGTGAAAGTATTCTCAACGATGTCTTGGACATTAACTGCTAACTCTGTGTACTGCATAGCTTACGCCATCGGCCCGCGAGCCATCACACCTTTGGTTGCCGCCCCAGTACCACGAACCTTGATGCCGGAAGTCTTAACGTTCTTTTCCGGATATCCCGAGTTCTTAAGGTCTACCTTCGGGGCAGGTTTGGGCTGATTGGAATTTTTCTTCATCTCAGATCCCCGACTTACGAACCGACCGCATGGGTTTCATTTGATTGGCAACCTTAGCGAGGTTCCGACCCATCTCTTTCATCTGGAGATTAGTCTTACCACCCCTAGCGAACTTCGTAAGAGGCTTACCGGGGTGCATCGCTTTCTCGTGTTTGTGAACCGCTTTCTTGGCGTCCATGATAACTCCTACGTTGTTACTATTGACACAGTTCCAACAGATGTGATGGCTACAAGATAGTTAGGCGTCAATCCAGCGTCACTAGAACTTGCCCCGCCAACCGGGTTCCATCCCCACTGTATATCTCTAGATCCACCGGAAGGAAACCCGTCTTCATTCGTTCCCGACGTTACATACGTCGTATCCCTTCTGGGATTACGCAACGCCTGCGGGTCATCTACAGGATACATCCCTAATTGCAACTGGGGATGATCCGGCGACCAACATTCATTGCAAACAAGCAGATTGTACCGCTTAGTCTTTACAATCTCTTCTTTTAGTTTGTGAAGCTTAAATTGGAAGCCGCAAATATCGCACATGGCGATTGCGATTTTCCCGCTAGCAAATTGATTCCCCATGATTACGAGCTAGCGCCGCCAATAAACATCTGCCGGGGAACGAAACGTGAGCTAGCTTTCTCCCTGTCTTCCCCGGCTGCAATATTAAACTGCTCGTCGTATACCTCTTTCAGCATAGGTACACGGTTCATAAGATCAGGTACTTTCATGGCAATGTGATATGCCAGTCCTGCCGTAAGAGCAGGCAAGAACCTGAAGTTCATATCTGCCGTCTGCACACCTGCTCCGGCGTCCTGTACGCGCCTCAAATACCAATACACAAACTGATACGTCTGTGTGTTATCCGGCGTGGGCCATACAGTGATAGCAGGCAGATTCGGGTTATACACAGCCGCCCCACCAGAGTGAGACGCGGCAGTTGTTCCGTTCTGCGCTCTAAATACGTTGCCTAGCGTATTCCCGTCTAGGTATCCGTAAGCGATATCTTCGCTGTCAATCCGGATAAATCCAGCATACGGCAGACCGGCAGTAGAACTTAACGTAATCGTCGTCGTGGAAGAGTTAATAGATCCCGACAACGTAGCCCCGGTGGGGCTTACAGATCCTGAAAGCCTCTGAATCCAAACCTGAATAGGTCTGGCCTGTTGTAACTTATTAGGGATC